GTTTCTGCGAGCTGTGCGAGAATGTCAAGCGCAAGCTCTGTGTCCATCAGCTTGCCGTCATGCGTGTGCGCCATATGGCAGCCCTTGCAAGCCAGGTTGCATCGGTTGGATAAGTCAATCTCAACGTTCACCGGCGCGGGATGAAGACCAACCTTGATTTCAGCCAGCCTGTCAATATGCTGCAATAACTTGCCGTTTGGGTCTATGAAGTTTGTCATTCCGGCTGCCCCCGCATAATCTTCTGTGCCCTGATCGCCAACTTGTCCCACCACTTGAAGCGGTATCCAGCGTCCCATAAAGCGCGGATAAAATAATAATCGCCGGCGTAGCACTCGCCCCAATCGGCTGCGTGTTTCTGCCAAATATCGCGCCTGACTGCGAAACATGAAAGATCAATCTGTCCAAGTTCCGGCGCGCCTTCCCATATGCTTGGCAACACGCCAACAATCTGATTCTTGAACACAATCACATCCGGACTGTCAGCCGCCTGTTCTTTCAGCCCTTTTACGAAGTCCGTGTCCGTAACCAGGTTATCATCCGATAGCACGAACACATAATCGCCGCTTACTTCCTGCGCGTGGTTGCGAATGTCCCCGTACATGCCGTCAATGCCGATCCCTACTTCGTCACGAATTAGCGCAACCTCATAATCGCGGTCACTCTGCGCTTTGATGGATGCGAGACAATCAGCCAGCATCTTCGGACGCTTGTAAGTTGGAACGTAGAAGGTTAGAAACGGCATTACTCACCCATCCATTCACGCGCCTGCTCTGCCCATTCCGCCATTTTTCCCAACACGTCTTTGTACATGGTCGCGTGCTGAATGCGCGGGTGTGTGGGCTGCGGGGTGTCCCAGGTGTGAACATTCCATGCGTTATCAAGCTGAAAAGTGTGGTTGTAAAGCTCGGTGGGCTTTGCAAGGTAAACAGGCCGCCTGATGTCCAGATAGCCCATTTGGTCAATGATTGCGCTCTGCTCACGCCAACGGTCGTTGAGGTATTGAGTCATATTCCAAGCGCGCTCAAGAAACTCAATCATCGGTTTGCGCACATACCACATGCCGCAATTAGGTACTTCGCCGTCCCCGGTATGGTGGAAGACCATCGCCTGCCAGTACTCCGCCGGAAAGGGCAGATCCTCGCGCCCGTCCACTATCACCAAGTCAGAATCAAGCCACAGCACATCATCGTATGTTTTTAGCAGGTCAATCATCAGCGGTATCTTGTACCAAACGGGATGCCTTGCCGCACCAATTTTGTCGGACTTGAACAGGTCATATCCGTGCCGCTTCGCAAATGCCTTGAAGGTCGGAAGACTGTAATCCAACTGCGCCTTGCAAATACCTGTGCCGTAAGTGACAATTGCTTTCACAACTCCACCTTTTCCAACTCCGGCTTGTAATTGATCATTTCCTGCATCTCTTTGATTATCGGCTTCCAGTATTGCCGCGTGACGTCATCGGCATCGTAAGGCAGCGCGCCCCTTCTGGCCTTGTTTCTTAGTTCGCCGTCGCCCTTTGCCGCGTATGCTAGCTCCATCAGGTCACATATCACGCCGGCGGTTGCCTGCCACTGGAACGCGTCAAAGAAATCATGATAAATGGGTAACGCTTCCGCCTTGTCTACTTTCCAGCCGGCAAAGCACAACTCGCTCATGCTCGTCCAGTCGCCCACAATCACCGGCGTCCCGCACGCCTGCGCTTCCACAATCGGAATGCCGAAGCCCTCGCCCATTGCAACGTTAGTTAATACGTCCATTCCGTTGTAGGCATCCACCATGTAAGCGTCGGGAAAGCCCAAGCCGTTCATGTATTGGTCGCAGATCAGCACATCCTCACCAATCACCAATCCCATGCGCCGAATGAACTTGATCAGGTCTACGCCGTTCCCGCCGTGCGTGCCGTCATCCGTGTGCAGATAAAGCATCGTGTCAGGGTGAGCGGCGTGCAGTGCGGCAAAGGCGGCTATTTGCTCATGGAACGCCTTGCGCGAAGGGTTGTCCTTGTTGGCTGCGACCATGCCGACAATAAACTTGTCCTGCGGCCATTTCAGATGTTCGCGTGCTTCTTTTCTATCCAGCGGCTTGAAGACTTTCGTATCCACGCCGTGAGGGACGTACCAACAATCCAGCCCGACCTGCTCCGCCATGCGCTTGCCGAACTTGCTCATCACAATCGGCTTTGCGGCTTGCCTTACCTTTGCCAGAACATTGGCCGGCATCGGCTCATGGTCGATCGGAAACCAGGGGAACCAGGGCAATTCGATGTTCTCGTTCTGGATCACCCACGCGTCCACCAGTGTCACAACCGCGTCAGCTTGGTCCCACTGCGCGTGCGCCCCAATCACGTCCTGCCCATATGGGTGCTTGAAATTCGGATAAACTTTTATCCCGTTGATATTCAGCACGCCGCTTTGTACACCAAAGAACGCCGTCACGCTTATTCCCTTGTCAAGCAGCTTTGCCAGTCTCGGGACGAACAATTTTGTTTGCACGCCGTAACCGGTCGTGGCTGCGGGTGAGTTGCTAAACCAATTCAATCTCATGTTTTCAAGCCTCCAGCTTGCGCTCCGATAGGGCAGGAAAGCGGTGGAGCGTGCCGTTTGTCGGGGTATACGCCCTATTCCTGCCCATCAAGTCAATCGTTTACTGTGACGTGCCCTTCAGTTGCACGCCGTAGGTCGGGCGATAAACGCCGTTGCGTATTCCATTGACGCGTTCAATTCCCAACCGCCATTACCGCTGATCTTCGCGAAGTACTGCGGTTCGATTTTGAACGGTTGGCGGATGTCCAGCACCATTGCGTCGCGCGCAAACATAGCGCCCACCGCAGCAGTGCCGGAAGTGATATTGGCATCGACATAGAAGTCCATGCCGCCAAAGGACGCCTGGTAGAATGTACCGACCACGCTATCCTTGATCGCCTCGCTCTGCATGAGAGTGGGCACGCCGGATGCGGCGGAAGTCAGGTAGTACCACTGCACCGGATGAAGCACGACGGTGTAGGGTCCAGCCACCTTTTGAGTGCGGATGTAAGCCTGAGCGCGGAACACATTCGCCCAGGTCAGAGTGCCGCCGGCAGTACCAACGGTGCCGCCGGTCAATGAGCTGAACAGCCCTGCCAGTTGCGTGTCAACGGCNNAGGGTGTTGCCCAAGTGAACGCCAGCCTCACGCTGTGCGCGCCCTGGTTCTGCACGCAGGCGGCGGTTGGTCATTTCGATCATCTGCGCGTAAACAGCAGGGGTCAGAGTGCCGCTCGATGCGGCGTTGAATGCCTGCGCGGCATTGTCTGCGGACTCATCCACAGCCAGGAACGTGCCGCCCGAATATGAGCCGAACACGCGCGGTGCTGGGGAATCAGAGTCTTGCCAGACTTGAATGTGGGGCGAAATGACGTTACCTTCAACGGCAGCGTGAATCGCGTTGTTGTAGACGTTTGCAACCAGCGTTGAAATGCCGGTGTAAGTTGACTCGTTAGCCATAAGTTAATCTCCTGTTAGTTCCCTCCGATTGGGGGAAACACTACGCCGCCGCCTAAGAACGGGTTGGCCGGCTTCTCGCCAGCTTTCCAGCGTTTGTGGGCATCTTCAAAGGTGTCACCACTTCCCGCTTTCTCGCCAGGATTGGTCGCCCCCGTGTTTGGCGCGGCTTTTTGTTTGGGCAGCATGTCGAGGATCGCCTTCGCGTCTTCTTCCATCTCTTCAAGCGTCTCGCCCTTGAGCCGGTCAGATAACGCAGCCGGTATTCCTACTTTTGCCGCCACCTCAATTTGCATCGTGCGTGCGGTCTTGGCTTTCAGTTCGCTACGCGCCTTGTCAAGCTCCGCCTTCAAGCGTTCTGACTCTGTCATCTCCGCCTGCTTGCGTTTCTCTTCCTCCAGCTTGTAACGTTCCAATTCAGCCGCCGCTTTCTTCGCCTGTTTCAACTCCTCGCGCTGCTTGCGAATGAGATCCATCGCGCGCGCCTCGTCAAACTTCTCAGGCTTTGTTTCGTCAACCGCCGTTACAACGTCCTGCGCTGTAACTTCAACCGTCTCGGTTTTAGGGTCTTCCATGTAATCCTCCATTAGTTCTGAATCAAATCTTGAAGCGGCGTCTGTGTCAGCATCTCGCCGTACACATCATCGTGCCGCCTCGTGGCCATATCAGACAGGTCAAACTTGCCTGCCTGCCATGCTTCAAATGCCTTGTCGCCCATCATCTCGCGCTGTTGGCTCTCGGGCAGTCCCTTGAACCAGTCCACGCCCGTCTGGCTCGGGTCGCTCCAGCCCTTGACAACGGGAATGCTGGAGCACCTACAGTTGTAATGACTGTCCATGCTTTCATCGAGGCTGTGAACCGTGCCATGCTCAACCGCGCAAGCCATGCAGACATCCGCGTCCAATGCCGTCCACCACTCCCACCCTTCGACTACATCCGCGTTGGCAATGTAACTTGCGCGTGACGCCTCCCTGGCCGCGTAAAGCTGCGAAGTGCGCGCCATTCGCAAGGCGTCCGTCAAGCCGCCGCCCATCACGTTCTCGAACAGCTTTGCAGTCTTGACTGGGTTGTAGCCAAAGCTCATGCCCTCCAGCAGCGCGTTCATTACCCGCTCGGTATGAAAGGGCGCAAGCTTGCCAATTCGCTCGTAAAGCGGCGAATTTTCCTGTAAGAAGCCAAGCATGTTATAAATCGCCTTCGTTGGCAACGTTTTCGGCATGGAGTATCCAGCAGCTTTGAGAAATTGCTCGGTCTGCTTGACCGCCATTTCGATGGACGCCTGCGCGTTGGTCTGTATCTCAACCTGCACGTATGCGCTGTACTTCGCCAGCTCATCCTCAAGCGCGCTCATCAAATTGCGGTATTGCGCAAGGCGCAT